CTAACTTTACTAAAAATCAATCATTCTTAGGTAAATGCCATCATAAAGAAAAGAGAATTCTAATCTCAATCCTTCATCTCAACTCATGCGGCAGTCAGATGGAATTCGAGAATACTGTCCTGCATGAAATAGCTCATGCTCTAGTTGGACCTAATAATGGCCATAATGAAGTATGGAAGAACAAGGCGCTTGAAATTGGCTGTCATAATCCTTCGCCTTGTGGAGTATTAAACATTGATGCAGGAAGGTCACTCCAAGTTAGCGAGACTAAATCATCTCCTAATAAACAAAAATTCAATAGAATAAACGTCAATTGTCCTGTCTGTTCTAAGATTGCAGTAGAGAAATCCTCAATCTTAATGAATGGAACTAAATGGACAATACTAGAGTGTGGTCATTTAGTTAAACATGAATCAATAATCAATAAGATAGGTGACTATTCTAACTGGACTAGTAAATCGGGAAAAGTAATATTCCCCTTCCAAGTAGCTGGTATTAAATTCCTAGAGGATTCAGGAGGAAGAGCACTAATTGCTGATGAGCCAGGATTAGGAAAAACAATTCAGGCGCTTGGATTCATTTACTTTCATAAAGAGGAAGTATCTCCTACTCTCTGGGTATGCAAGACTACCCTTAAACTTCAGGCGCTCAAGGAAACTCTAGACTGGTGTGGCGTTGAGTTTATGGCTCAAATTATCCAGTCACCTAAAGCATTCATCATTCCTAATCTTAAGCTTTATATTATCAGTATGGACTTACTGAAAAATATGCCATCTGCTAAACTTGAAGCTATTGGAGCTAAGACAGTAGTGGCTGATGAAATTCAGCATTTTAAGAATCCTGATTCTAATAGAACCGCTGAATTAAGAAAGTTAGTATCAAGCGCTGAATACTTCATTCCTCTATCTGGAACTCCTTGGAAGAATAGAGGAGAAGAATACTTTTCAGTTCTTAACATGCTAGCTCCTGATAAATTCTCATCTTTCGCTAGTTTCAAGAATCGATGGGTCGATACTTATTATGATAAGAGAACAGGAAAGACTAAACAGGGAGGAATTAGAGATATTCCACGGTTTAGAGAATATACTAAAGATTTCATCATTCGTCGTCTTAGAGATGATGTTCTGCCTGACCTTCCTAAAATCAATCGCCAGATTAGATTCGTAGACATGGAAGACCTTTATCAGAAAGCCTATGATAAAGCTGAGGAACACGTTGCTAATCTTCTAAAAGCTTCACTAATTGATGGAACTAATGTAGCTTCAATGGCAAGCGAGATAATGAAGCTTAAGCATATTACTGGACTAGCTAAGGTTCAGACTTGTATAGAAGACGTTCAAGAATTTATCGAAGATACTGATGATATGGAAAAGATTACAATATTCCATCATCATATCGATGTAGGAGATAACCTACAAAAAGGCGATGGCCATCTCTATTTTGGACTTGATAAATTTCTAGTAGAACAGGGACTTAACTCTTCTCTTAGATTATTCGGAGGTAGAAGTCCAGAAGAGAGAAATAATGTAATCGAGAGATTTAGGAATGAATCTAAAAGTAGAGTTCTAATAGCTTCTACTTTAGCCAGTGGAGAAGGACTTAATATTCAATTCTGTCAAAATGCAATAATGATGGAAAGACAATGGAATCCTGGTAATGAAGAACAAGCTGAATTAAGATTCTCCAGGCCGATTACTGAATCTGAACTTCCGGATTATCTTAAACCAATCGCAACTAGAAAGATAAGCATTAGAGTTCCATACATGATTGCTGATGGAACAATTGATTCAATGTTAACTGATATTGTTGAGAAGAAAAGAATAGCATTCAGAAGAACGATGAATGATAAGGATGCTAATATTACTTGGGATGAAAATGAGATGATTAGAGAATTAACGGAGCTTATTATTAAGAAAAGATTTGGAAAAAAGTCATGAAATCTCATAAAGCTTATCTAGGCGATGCAGTTTACATTGATTTTGATGGATTCAATTTAATTTTAACTACTGAAGATGGAATTGAAGCTACTAATACAATTATTCTAGAGCCAACAGTATATCAAACTTTAGTTGATTATGTCGAACGATTAAATAATGAACTTATGGAAAGTTAATAATATGACATTACCTTCAGGTTATTGCTCTCGTTGCGGTTGTGGATTTCTTAAATGCGAATGTGAATCATTCCATCCTAATTATTCAGAGAATAGATTTTCTCTTTCAGATAATGAGGTATTAGCATTCTATGATTATTTTCTAAAGAGAGCAGGATACATTAGTCCTGAATTTGATAGCGAAGTATTAAAGATTATTAAGAAAATCGAAAATTTTTTAGGAGCTTAATTTAAATTGAATAATAGAAGATGCAATAAATGTCGATCCAAAGACATTTCATTAAGATTCTGTCTTTCTTTTCAACCTTTTTCAACTTGCATTCTTGCTAGAATAATGCGCTCGCACTTACATTTTATATGCAATACTTGTCCCTATGAATGGATAGAATATGATAATCAGGATAATTAAAACAATCATTCGATACTGGAAATATTATAGACATGATGATTATGTTAATGTTAAGAAAGAATGGATAACTAAATCATGAGAATTTTAGTGAAAGATAAATCATGAGCCGATGGAAGCATAGTATTACCAAATATGAATTCAGAGAATTTGCCGCTTCAATTAGTGAGGATGGTAAGGTAACTATTAAGCATCATGTAAGTGGAGAAGAATACGACGAGATAACAGTTCCAGCAAGTCTAATCTTTCAACTAGCTTATATGCTTAAAGGTTCAAGGAGATTAGTTCATGATGATAGACAATCAATTACTAGCGATGCTAGAATGGATAAAGATTAATCAAGGAGGGTCAATTCTATTAGCTTTTATTTCAGTTTCTTGTATCATTGAAGGTCTTATTATGTTAATTGTTAAGAAGGATAAATTAAATGACTGAATCTACTAATAATCCAGAAGAAAAATGGACCAATGTCATGGTAGATTCCTCAATCTTAAGCACCTTCATGGCATGTCCTCAAAAGATGGATTATGTTTTCAATAAACATTTAGTTTCAGTTCATGGAGTCTCTAAATCATTTGAGAAAGGACAATTAGTTCATATTGGACTTCATGCTTATTGGAAGGCTAGGATAGAAGAGAAAGATTATCAAGAATCATCTGTCATAGGATTAGATGCAGCAAAGAGAGAATCAGTTAAGTTTAATAATCTAGATGCCGAAGGCTCATTAGATGTATTCAAGAGTCTAGTAGAATATTTCAAGTATATTCAGAATCAATCATGGATTCCTCTATTTGCAGAGCAGCACTTTAAGTTTATTGCTTATGAAGATTCATCAATTAGACTACGAGTTATTCTAACAGGTAGAATTGACTTAGGATTAAAGACCCCTCAAATTCCTCTCATTCCAGTAGATAATAAGACAGAAAGTGAAAGATGGTTCTATTCTCAATTAAGTAATCAGTTTAAGATATATGCATTAGCTTGTAAAGTTAATGTTTTAGGAGTCCAGCGATTTGGATTTCAGAAGACTCTTAAGCCAGAAGAAAAGTTTAAGATGGAACTAATTCCATTCGATCCTGATGTTCTAGAAGAGTTTAGAACGGTTACTCTCCCTTATTACTGTAAACAACTACTACTAATGAGAGAAGAAGGATACTATCCTAAGAATCATTCATCTTGCATCAGTGGCCATTTTGCTTGTCAGTTTTCTGATAAGTATAATGGAGGAATTTGTAATGTCAGTAGAAATATCAGGGATCAGAAAATTGAAAGATACTTCACGGTTGGAGAACCGTGGGATCCGGCTAATTTTTAATCTAATGACTAATAAAATATTTCATTATCATTGTAATAACTGTAATATTAATTTTAAACTCTACTTCAAATTGATTTATAAATTTTGTCTTTGGTGCCGTTCTAAAAATATAATTGAAGTAATTTCTAATGACTAAATTATTTTGCCCTTATTGTAAAAGTGAAACGTGTTGTGATTGTATCGAAAGAGCTAATTGCAGTAAAGTGGGACAGATAGGCCATAGATTATGTGGTATTTGCCAAATACATAAAATGCCTCGATTAGTTTGCGGATGCTATATTAAAAATGAGCCCAAATCAACATAAACATCAGTATAGGAGAGTCCTAATCGGCTCTAAATGGGCGATGAGATGTGTTAAATCTAATTGCTCCCATTATATTTGGGGAAATGGTAAGTTTTCCTTTCCTCTCCTTATTGATAGGATCGCTGAATGCTCAAGATGTCATGAATTTTTTCAATTGACTAGAAGAGCAACTAGAATGAATAGTCCATGCTGTGAAGACTGTATTAAGAGTAGGAATAAAAAGAAATTGGAGAGCGCTGCGGAATTTTTCAAATCATTAGAGGAATCAATCCAATGACATTTAATGAACTCGAACAAATTTACGATATTCTTCAATGGACTGATGGGATTGTATCTGATAAATGTGAGGAGGATTTCAAAGTTAAAGTAAAAGAAGCAATCAAGATTATTGATAGAGAGATTCTTTTGAGAACTATGGACCCTAGAAAAAAGCATGACAATGATTATCTTGGTCATTAAATGAATATGAATAAACTTATCATTGAATTAGCTTGTAATGAATGTTCAACTTACTACAATGATGAATTTGTTGAAGATAAAGTAGTTGAATTCGTTCCAATAGGTGATTTATCCTTTAACATTTCATCCTATGCACAATATCAAGAATATGAATGTCCTGTTTGTAGTCATAGGGTTAGTCTTTATATTCAGCCGATTAGAGAAGTATTAAATTAAATGCCAATAAAAGCAGATAATCAAGTGATAAGACCCGTTATCTCAGCATTATTCAAAGGAAGAACAGGAACAGGTAAATCAATAGCTGCATGTGGAAAAGAGTTTAGGCCAGTTTATGCTTTTGATTGCGAGGGAAGGTTTAATTCAGTCATCAATTATTATAAAAAGCTCGATGGCCATTGTAGAGATGTAGAATATGATACCTTCCCTATGAACGGAGGATTCTATCCTCTTGATAAACGAATGGATGAAATTGCAGCAAGATGTGAGTATAAAACTGTAGTAGTCAGTTCATTAACTTCATTTATTCATATTGTTCTATTTCATCTAATTCAAGCTAAATCAGGAATGAAAAGATCAAGCGGAGCGCAAGCAGGAAAAAAGATAGGAGGAATTCCTGTTAATGAATTAGAGGATTATAATGCTGAAGATGCAGCGATCATTTTTGAGCTTCTAAATTTTCTAACTAATCTCAAATCACAAGGAGTTAATGTAATTCTAGAAGCTCATATTTCTCCTTATGAAATCAATACTATTGAAGATGGACAAAGAGTAACTACTACAATTAATCAAATTCTAACGAAAGGAAAGAAAGCTCCTGCACAAATTCCAGGATATTTTGATGAGGTTTATTTATTCTATAAGAAATTTGAAGGAATTATAGCAGGTCAAGGAAAAGCATTCTATGAATTTACAACTTCTGGTAGTAGCACAGATGAATGTAAGACTTCTAACGGAATAGTAGGATTCAATTGGACTGATTTAGATTTCTCCGTTGAGTTAATGAAACAAATAAGTAAGGAGATTAGAGAAACTCCTAGAGTCGATCCTAATTTGCCAAAGGTAGTTAAGTTCTAAAATAAAGGGGAGGTGATTTACCATCTCGGATTATCCTCCGAACATAAAAAATTGGGGGTCGCGCATCCAATAAAATAACACGCGAAAATCAACTAAACTCACTAACTAACTAAAGGACAAAAGAATGATTACAGTAAAAGCCTCTGATGCGCTCCGATCTGAAACCCTTACTCCTGGTTGGACTACTGGAAAATGCACTGGATATAACCAAGCAGTAGCAGCGACAGATGGAAGTGCGGTTCATAAGTTCGAGATTGAAGTGGCAATTCCAGGAATTCCTATTCCGGTTCCGCTTTCTGAATATGTTATTTCAGAGAAGGCCACTGGAATGGGAAAGAACTTCTTCATCGCCTGTGGATTTCCAAAGGAAGAATGGAATAAGATGGTTCAGGGAGAAGTAGCATCCCAGCAAGTCGATCCGAATTCTTGCATTGGTAAGGAATTCAGAGTATTCGTTACTAATGAAAAGTTCGGTAATCGTGTAATGAATAAAGCGGGAGATTTTCTTCCTCTTTAAGTAATAGAATTCTTTAAGAAGTAGAAAGAGAATTATTCTCTAATCTTCGTTAGCTCTTAACCGTGTAAGTTAATCTATTTCGTTAGTCTTAAGTAAATAGATTAATCGAAGGAGCGGAGCAAATACAATGATAGGTTAGAGAATAAGGAGGGAGGATTAGGTAATGCTGTGGATTCTATCCAAGTGTTCCTAATCTTCCTTCATTAATAAGTTAGCAAAAAATGATTAATAAAATCAAGGAAGAAGTAATATGGTATAGAAAATGTAGAATGATCGTAGAATATCATGAATTAATGAAAACTAAGAAGATCGATAAGAGAAACCATAAGTGGAGATTATTAGATACTAGTCGTGATTTAAACCTATCAATCGGTTATATCAGTGAGAGTATCAGACTAAATAAAGCAATAGAAGAATTTCCTTTCCTAATGAAACTATCTAGAAAATCTACTCTATCTTATCTCAAGCGCCGTTAATGCAATCCTCTTACGTTCCTGGAATCGGTCCTATCGGAGCTAAACTTATGATAGTTGGAATAGCTCCGGGCGCTGATGAAATTAAATCCGGTCAACCATTTACTGGGCCTTCTGGAAAAATTCTTAACTCTGACCTTAGAGATGCCGGAACTTCAATTCATGAAGTTTATAGAACTAACATATTCAAGTATCAATTACCTAATAATGAATTCAAGCGATATGCTGAAATTGGCCTTTCTCTTCCTGAAGCAATGGCCGATATTAATCAAGAAATTCAATCAATAAAACCTAATTGCATTCTAGGACTAGGCGATCCGGTTCTCTACGCATTAGCAGGCAAATCAGGTAAGTCTAATGGAATTAATGTCTGGCGCGGTTCTATTCTTCAATATGCTGGAGTTAAATTAGTCACTACATGGCATCCTGCTGCTGAACTTCATGGTGAAGGCGAAGGACAATGGAAATCCTGGCAGAAATATGTTAGAAAATTCGATATTAAAAGGGCAGTAGATCAATCTAAGTTTAGAGAATTTAATCTTCCCCAAAGGTTACTACATGTCGCTCGATCTTCAGTTGATGTTCATAATTATATTGATAAGAATTATAATCAGGATTATTGTTCAGTTGATATTGAATCTATTGAGAATATTCCAGTTTGCATTGGACTTTCTTTCAATTCTCATGAAGGTATTTCTATTCCATTGTGGAATAATTTATCTATTAAATCAACTAATGAAGCTCATCCGAAGAAGTCCTACTCCTATAATCTCAAAATAAGTGGGATTCCATCGGCTGACCTTGCTTACATTTGGAAATTCCTAGCTGAATTATTCATTAATCCTAAAATTAAGTTCATTGGTCAGAATTTTAAATATGATGAAGATAAGCTAAATCGCCTTGGATTCTATTTTCACTCTCTCTACTGGGATACAATGATCGGAACTCATTGTATAAGTTCAGAAATGCCTAAAGGATTAGCATTTCAAACTTCTATTAATACATTAGAACCCTATTACAAATTTGAGGGCAGGCAGTTTATTCCAGGAAAAGATAATATTGATAATTTATTTCTCTATAATGCAAAAGATGCCTGCGTAACTAGAGAAATTTATAATGTCCAATATCTTGAATTAAAAGATGAAATTCCATTTGGATTAGAGCACGCTTTTTGGAGAATGAAATTACATAAGGCATACTTGAAAATTGATAATGAAGGATTTAAGGTTGATGAGAATGAACGGAAACTACTAATTCATAAATATGTTGAATGGCTAGTTAAGTTAGAAGTTGAACTTTACTCTCTTACTAAACAAGTAATTAATATTGCTTCTCCAATTCAAGTAGCTAAACTTCTCTACGATGATCTTAAAATTCCAAGAAGAAACGGAACAGGAGAAGAAGTATTAACAGCATTATTAGGAAATGTAATCAAAGATGAATCTAAGAAAAGAGTATGCGAGATTATCCTAGAACATAGACGAGTTAATAAATCATTAGGCTATCTTAAAGCAGAGCCTGATTATGATGGGAGGATGAAAACTAATTTCCTAATAACAGGAACAGAGAATTTCAGAACATCAACTAATATCCTAGAACCTCCAATACGTCCATCTCCAAAAGGATGGTCTTTTCAGACTGTGAGTAAACATGGCGACATTGGTAGTGATTTACGATCGATTCTTATTGCAGATCCTGGATATATTATTGTCAACATCGATCAATCTCAGGCAGAGGCTAGAGTCTGTTCATTATTGGCTGATGATGAAGAGACACTATTATCATACGACACTTCTGATAAACATGCTCTTACTGCCTCTAAGTTTTTCGGAGGATCTGAATCAGACTATAGTAAAAAAATCCTAGGATATGAATGTCCTCAGCGCTTCGTAGGTAAAACACTTAGACATGCTTATCATCTAGGAATAGGTAAACACGAGGCAATGATTAATGTCAATACAGATGCAAGAAAATATAAAATTCCGATACGTATATCAGAGTGGAAAGCCAATGAATGTCTTAAGGTTCTATCAAATGATACCCCTAAGATTCAAACTGTGTTTCATGATTCTATTCAAAAGTTATTACGTAATGATCGAAGAATTATCGGAACCTATGGAGCTTCCCGTTACTTTTTTGACGAAATGGACAGTAGAGATTTATGGAAAGGAGCATATTCGTTTATCCCCCAACAAACAGTGAGTGATAAGACTAAACAAGTAATTTTACTTACTCATAAGAATTTACCTGATACCAGAATAGTATGTGAATCTCATGATGCTCTAACTTTTCTAATTAGAGAAAAAGTCCTTCATGAAAGAATAGAAGAGATTCAATCCTACTTCGCTATTCCGATTGACTTCTCTAATTGTTCAATCCCTCGCCGGTCATTAGTTATTCCAGTGGAGTGCGAGATTGGAATTAACTACGCAGATTTGAAGAAGTATAGACTATGAGATTAATCATCAAGTTCTACAATGATAATATAATTAAGATTTATCTAATCAAAGGAATGGATATAATATTCAATGATAGTTTATTAACTTTCTCTACTAATCATGATGTGAGAATTGAATTAGACTTAAGTTTGATTGAGACTCTTAGAATTATTTAATGAACTTCATCGATCTAGTCCTTGATTCTACAAAAGAATACGAAGCGCCGAGAAGATTCTATTATTGGGCAGCTCTATCAGCTATCAGTGCGATTCTAAAAGACCGGGTATTCTTCGATATGGGAAAGGCATATAAGATTTATCCTAACATCTACGTTCTTCTCTATGGCCCTAGTGGAGTAAGGAAAGGGCCAGCAGTAGCTTTAGCTGAGCGCATTGTAATAAAAGTAGATAATACTAGAGTAATTAATGGCCGAGCATCTATCGAAGCGATTATTAAAGACTTAGGAACTTTTACAACGAGAGAGAAAAAAGAACCAATTAAGGATTCATGTGGATTTGTAGTAGCTTCTGAGCTTTCCTCTTCCCTAATATCTAATCCATCAGCAATGGATATCATGACTAATCTTTATGATAGAATTTATAATGAAGGAGAATGGAAATACAAACTAAAAGTAGGCGAATCGCATACACTAAACAAACCTACAATAACTTGGCTCTCTGCATCTAATGAAGCATTATTCAAAGATTTTCTACCGGAGAAGAATATTTATGGAGGATTAATCGGTAGGATGTTCATGATAGCAGAGAATAAACCTAATCGAATCAACTCATTAATGTTCGATCCAAATATTGTTCCTGATTTAGATAAGATGGCAGAAGCTTTAATGCCACTAACTAAATTAAACGGACAGTTTACAATGTCAGTAGAATTGAGACATGAGGTTGATCGATGGTATAATAGATTTGCTAAAGAAATATCTCCTTCTCTTCATGATGAAACAGGATTCGTTAGTAGAATTCTAGACTTTGTTATTAAAGGATGTATGTTAGTATCATCAGGAAGACGAGGCGATCTAGTCATTTTAGAAAGTGATTTCCTAGAAGCTATAGAAATTATCGAGCCTTTAATAGTTCCTACTAAAAGAGCGGCATCGATACTTAAGAAAACTGATGCAAGCCTTCAGGAGAAAAGAGGATTAGTTCTTAATTATCTATCTAATCGTCCAGCTTATACTTGCACTAGAAAAGATATTCTAAAATCTCTTAATCTGAGATTGGACCACGAGGATTTGGATCGCATTGTTAGTCTAATGTTACAAATGCAAGTAATTCAAGTATCAAGTAGTGGTAGTGATGTAATCTATAAACTTAACATGACTAATCCTAAAGTAAGTCAATGGATTCAGCAGTTTAGGAGTTCTTAATCATGAGTGTAATAGTAATATACCATAAGAATTGTTTTGATGGAATATGTTCTGCATGGGTAGCATGGAAAAAATTTGAAGATTATGCTAATTATATTCCAATGTCATATGGAGACAATTTACCTTATTTTCCAGAAGGGGCAGATATTTATTTTATTGATTTTAGTTTAAAAAGAAAGGAGTTAATTCAATTACATGAAATTTATAAAGTTACTGTAATAGATCACCATAAGACAGCCGAGAAAGAATTAGAAGGATTAGATTTTTGTATATTTGACATGAATGAATCGGGCGCTTCATTAGCTTGGAAATATTTCTTTCCTAATATTAATATACCATTACTTGTTAGATATATTAAAGATAGAGATTTATGGTTATTTAAGGAGAAATATTCAGAAGAAATCAATTCTTATATTCAATCTTTTCCAATGGTTATTCAGGATTATGATGACTTATTTTATTCACTGGAAAATATAAGTGGATTTACCGGAGCTGAAATAGGAGGAAGGTCAATCAATAGATATAAACAAACTATGACAGAAGCAATTTGTAAGAATGCTGCATTTGGTTATAGTTATCCTTTTTATAATACTAGTGTTCCAATAGTTGCAACATCAACTTTATTTAGTGAAGTGGGACATGAATTATGTAAACAATTCCCGGATTCCCCATTCTCTGCTTATTATTTTGATAGATTAAAAGATAATATTAGACAGTGGGGATTACGATCAATTGGAGATTTTGATGTTAGTGAAGTAGCTAAAAAATTTGGTGGTGGGGGACATAAGAATGCAGCAGGATTTGAACAAAAATTAAATGAAATATAGAAAGGAACAATAAGATGACCGGAAAAATCAAAAAGTTACTTGTAGAGAAGCAATTTGGATTCATTCAGGCTGAAGGAAAAGATTACTTTTTCCATCGGGATGATTTAACTGAGTCTCATTGGGTAGATTTATTAAATGATTATAATCAAGAAAGAGAAATTACTGTTGAATTTGATCCTAGTATGAATAATAAAAAGGGACCAAGGGCGGAGAATGTTAGAATAGTCTAAAATATGCGGGATTGGCGAAACTGGAAAACGCGCTGTCCTTAAGAGTCAGTGTAGGAAACTACTTAAGGGTTCGACTCCCTTATCCCGCACCAATCTAATTAAGTTAAAAGAATGAGAATAATCCAAACTTGGAATGGTAAAGGATGGGTAGAGACTAACTTAGATACTCTTCCATTAAATAAAACAATAACGATAAGGATTATTGAACCGATAATTGATATCGATCCACTAATTCTTGAGGTTATTGAGAATATGAAGAAGGTTTATGAGAGGAGATAAATAATGACACCAGAACAAGAAGATCATCTTAATGTTATTAAATCTGCATTTAAGTTTTTAGTGGATACTAAATACAGAAAAGGACAAAAAGAACATGGGGGTAATCTTTTTGATAAAACTATACTTCAATTAGTAGATAATGCAATAGACGAAGCAATAGATCAAGTAGTTTATCTTATTACTCTTAGAAATAAATTACTACCCCCAAACAATTCTCAATCCAGTAATAGTTCCACCAGCAGTTAAGCCGAAAGTAGCCGCAGCGCCAGTATCAAAAGTTACTACAGTAGGATCAGTTTTATGAAGCAATATCCCTGTATCTCCGGTTACTCCCTTAAGAGTAAGTGTTTGAGTATTACCAGATGGAGGAACAATAGTAGCTGACTTAACTGAAGAACCTCCTGTGGGTAATGTAATAGTATTAAATCCACTAGCTAATGTTAGAATCTGAACATCTGCTGGACTACTAGCATTAGCAGCAGCAGAGAATGGAAGAGTCGCAGCTAAATCACCTGTAAAAATAACGGAGCACGTTCGATTAGATGTTACGGCCATTTATTCTATTCCTCACTTTCAATGTAAGCTTTTAGTCCAGTATTAATATCTTTTAGCATTCCAATAAAATCAGCATTAGTTAATCTATAGGCTAACTTACTAATATCTCCTCCAACTACTCCAATCATTTCTCCTCCTAATCCATAAGGACTAAATGAAGCCGAACGAATAATATCAGCGGGCATTCCTAGCATAAATGATTGCATATAATTATCGAGAATTCTACCTAATACTGGATCATCACTAATCCAATCTCCTCTATTTTCGATTCTACTGCTAGGATCTCCTTCAATTAATCCAAGAGTTCCCTGTTTAACATCTCCTGTAATTTCTCCAATAGCTTGATAGGCTGCTAATGCAGTAGGAATATTAACAGCAGGATTTGCCATTATTGCATCCTTGAATGCTTTAGTCTGCTGAAATGCTGTTTTCTTGAAAATCCAAAATAATTGTTGAGCAAATGAACCAGGAGACTTAACTGGATCGCTAGCCCATAAAGGTAGATTACCAGGAATATTAAGCGCTTGAGTTAATTCAGCATTCCTACCTGCTGCCATCAGTAATTGCTCATCAGTTAATGAACGCTGCTTAATTACATCATCAATATTCTCAAGAATTAATTCTCCTAATTCTTTCCGAGCATTCAAATTACTTGGATTTTTCTTCAAATCATTAAAGAACATTTTAGCAGTAGCGCGCCCTATTGTTCCAGCAATTGTTCTATTAACAACTTCTCCCTTACCTATCATCCAGGGGTCCCAATTACCTGCCTCTTCTACTAGACTATGACTAAAATTTTGAATAGCTCCACTTCTAGCAATCTCATCTCTATACTTAGACTTAAATAACCCGGCCATCTCCTTCCCAACTACAAATGGAGTATCCCAAGTCTCAGGTTTAGTAACTCTAACTCTAGTCATAGCCTTTAAAATATTAGGACCTTGACCAGTAGTTATGTTAGCAGCAGTAAAATTCCATAGTTTAGTAACTGAAGCATATCTCCTAAGAACATCTAATCCAGCTACCATTTTAGGATTATTTTCTACATTATCCCTCCCAACAATGCGTTGCATAATTTGCATTGTCTTAGCTTTATCAGGGGTATTCTCGATTAAATCTGCTATTCCTTCATTACCTTTTCCTGCAATGTCTAAAGGACCGAATTCTCTCTGCTTAGCTAATGAACGAGACATTCCTCTAATATGCTCCATTGCAACATCAGCATCGGCACGATAAGGAATATTAGACTTAGCTAGTCTAGCATGTTGAGGGGGAGGAATAAATAATCCTTCTCTCTTATAATGATTAACTACCTTATTAGCTTCAAATCTAGTCATTCCGGATTTAACTAATTTCTCAACTAATTCAGTATCTTCTACTTTATCAACTGGAACATGAGGCCAGTAATCTTCTCTCTTTTGAAACGGAACCCAACTTTTATCTTTCTTATACAAGCGCATTCCAATTCTAGCAGCTTCATCACCTAGTTCATCCTCTGTTTTCTTCCAGATATTAACAGCATTCATCGCCGCATCTGATGGAATAGGAGATAATCCTTCTACATAAGATCCAAAATTTTGTTTTTCGGTCTTACTCAGTTTACTAATAGCAGACTCAAAATTAGGAATCCACTGTGCTTGATATTGTCTAATTATATGAGGAAATCTAGAACTTCTAGTATATAATTCCTCACTCTGTTTTCTTAATTCAGTCTTCGCTGCTTTCCATACCGAAGGAGATTTAGCTTCTTCCTTAATAACTTGACTAATTGCTTCTGCTACAGGAGCAGGCTTAGCTGTCATAGCATCAAAATCTAATCCAGTATTCTCTTTAGCCTCTTGAACAGGAGTTTTTAATCTACTAGCTTTTATTGGAGCTGAAGGAAGAATAATCTCATTAGATTCTATAGCTGTAGTTGATTTCTTTTGCCCTTTAATGTATTCTATTGCCTGTTCATATTTCTTCTCTAGCGTATTAATAGCTCCGGAAGGAACAGCATTACCAGTAGTAGGATCAATCTCAAATAAAGTTCCACTTAATCTAGCTTCTTCAATTGGAGTAACTAAACTTTCTCTTTGAACTTGTCCACTAGCACCGATTGGTCCGCCTAAATAAGGGTCTTTTCCTTTAGGCAGTTGTAATTGAGCTTTAGGAGTAGAAGGCGCTTTGATTAGATTAAGAGGTTTAGTCTCTTCTATTGCTCTAGTAATCGCTGGAAACTTAGTAGCTCCAGCAGCTTCAACTATTCGAAGAGGAGAACTCATTATTCCCATAGCAGGTAAAGTAGGATCAGATAAAATATCCCCTGCTAATTGAGGAAGTGCTCCTAATATTTTCTTACCTACTTGCATTTGTGGAGTAGGAGAATAAAGAGTATCAGCCCAATTCTTAAATCGCTCAGTTAATCCTTCATATCCGCCGAATAATCTACTATCTTTTCTCTTATTAATATCGACTGGTTCATCAGCTTGCCATTCAGTATATCTACCCTTAGTTACAAATTTACCTTTGCTAGTAGGAGAAGATTCCTCAACGGGAAATTCTTCAATTGAAAACTCCTCTATTATTGGAGTTTCTTCGATTTCAAATTCTTTAATGATTGGATCAGGCATTAGTATACCTTCTTATAACCTTGCTTTTCTGCCGCTGGCCAATCAGTAAGAAGAATCATTACTTCTTTTCCACTTGGATTTTTAACCTTAAGCTTTCCTACTGGAGGAATTCTTTGCTCAACTTTAGTAGGACTAGTCGATTCGACTTTAGTCGTTACTCCTGAAGAACCCAGTCGTTCCTGAATAATTTTTGCTTGTTCCTCATTAGCATTAAATCCAAGAATAGGTTTAAGATTAACCTTAACATTTCCTTTCTTATCAAAAATAATAAACTTAGACAAATCGGGTCTATCAGCAACTAATTGAGCAGCAGTAATATTACGTTTAGCTTGCAATGAAGTTCCAGATTCAGCACTAGTTGGAGCGTTGCTTCCTGGTCTTGCTAATCTACCCGGTCCAACTTGACTTGTTAAATCTTTAACATCTCCTGCTTTATTAATTGCAATAACAGGACCTGGAGTCCCATCAGGATTCATAGCTTGAAATGGAACCCAACTATCCTTACTAGTTATTTCGCTTCTTACTCTTGCAATCTCAGCAGCATTATCAGCTTGAATCTTAGCAAGCTCGATTCTATTAAGCTGTTGATCACTTTCAATATCTTTTCTAATATCTCCTTGAACCTGAGCGACTTGTAATCTTCCGCCAATATTAAGTCTAATCTTATCAAAGTCACTTAATTCATTGGACTTAACTCCTGTATCAATTGGCTGGCCTGTTTGAGGGTTAAGGCCAATAATCATTCCATCTTCTCTAATCTTAAATTCAAGTTCAGGATGATCATTTTTAAATTGAAGAAGTTCTAATTTCTTATTATTTAATGCAATTTGTGATTGCTCTTTAGTTCTAATATCTTCATTCCTTCTAACCATTCTATCATTAGTCATCTCAGCTTGGGCTATTTGCCTAAGAATATTATTCTCTTGCCTTTCATTAATCATTCCAGCCTGAGTAGGTTCAAGTTTAGCCTTCCAATCTTCCATCTTTCTATTATAAGGAGCATATAATGCTTGTTCCTGATTACCTCCACCTAATCCTACTATAGCAGATGCAATCTTTCTTAATACTCCAGGCTTATTACGCTCTGGTATAGTATCTAATAATTCACGAAATCTATTAGACATTTCATCTTCCGGTTGATAGAGTTCTCCTAATCTACCTAATTCTCTATCGTTAGGTTGACTATCATAAATTTGTTCTGGAGAAGTTCCCATAGTTGGAAAAGTAGGACTTGGCATTCTACCAGAACTTCCACCATAAATAGGAGGAGTTCCCATTGGATTAGTTCCAGTATTAGGAGATTGAGGAAGAAAGTTCTTCCAGTCAACAGACTGTAGAAAATCCATTAATGCCATATTATTTTACCATTAAAGAAAGGGATAGATAACATTGCTGCCGATTTTAGCAATATCACCTATTCTACCCATCGTATTTTCCCATTTACCAGGCATTTGACCTGCATTAATCTGAGCATTAATTAATCCAAGTCCTAATCCTTGCTGCAATCCCTCACCAGCTAATCTCTGCTGGGTTGATTGTAATGCTCCAGATTGAGACAATGCACTTCTACCAGGGGTAGTTCCATAAGCTGAGAGTAGACCAGAGGCACCAAATCTCTTACCTTCATTAACCATTTGAGCAATATTTGCCTCAGCATTACCAGCAGTATCACTCATTCCTTGACCATATTCTCTAGCCATTCTTCCTTGAAGAGAAGAATAACCTGGAGAATATTCACCCTGTAATGTTTTCTGCCTAGCAATATTCCTACCAGCATTACCATAAGCTGCTCTCATAGGAGATAGTGCTCTCGATCTAATATGGCCTAAATCCTGATCAGAATATCCTCCGGTATCAGCAAATTCATTAAATCGTCCTTTAATAGCGCCATAATCTTCTTGATCAGAAGCTCTATCACCCATATAATTCCGCCAAAACTCCTGATTTTGTGGAACTAGTGTATCAGTTCTTAGATTACTCAACTCATTTTGAGCCAATCCACCCTGGTAATCAATTTGATTCCTTGCCCTCTTGTCGTCACCTTTCGCCATAAGTTCCTCTTAATTAAAGCTGATACACTAACGATTTCCCTTTAGTAGGATTGAACCCGTTCTTAATTAGATGACTCATCCAACTATTATCTTGAACAAATGTATGAACTTCCTTATATCCCAAGTTATCAGCAGAGAAGAGAATAGCTTGAAATAGATTAAATAATGCTTCTCTCTTTACTCTAGAACTGCAATCCTTATTAGTCAATACTACAATCTCAGCAATTGGCCGTATTCCTCCAACTGTAATAATTTCCTTATTAGTATCATTAAGGATTGAAAAAACTGAATGATAATCTTTTAGAAAATCAGGAAACTTAAATTCACTCTTATAAAACTTATCATGAATTACTCTTGCATTATCAACTTCAGAAGGATCAAATACTTTTATAATCATCCTTCACTCCCGATCCAATCCAGTAAAAGACTCGCTTAGCTTTAGTAGTAGGTCTAATATCAACATGAATGAAAGTAGTATATAATCCTAATCCTCCAATTCCAATTGGAAGATCAGTCATTCTTTTAACTTTAAGATAGAATTCCTCAATAGTCAAGTTACTATGCTTTAGATCAAGCGCCCTTCCTTGAATATGCTGACTATTAACCGCCCCGCCAATTTTCTTATTCCACTCAATCGTTCTAAATGCTGAAACTACATAAATTGGTTTATTCCCACATTCCTCTCGAACTAATTCGTAGACATTAGAAAGTTGGATCGCTCGATTATTCCTCCATTCTTCAGGATAAGAAGTTCCATCTTTACAAGCTAATTCTTTCCAGCTTAAATGTTTGGATGGTCCTTTTATCATACTATTAACCGTCTACCCTTTGAATAGAAAATCCACTTCTAGCTGCTATTACATTTATTGACGTATCTGTCTCTTGAAGAAGATAAGCATCAAAGTAATCTCCTGCAATAACAGAAATACCCAATAAAGTTACTGCTATATCCTTGGCAGTAGTTCCAACCTCAGTTCCCTGTGCAATAACTACTGTTCCATTAAGACGAATATAAAGAAAAGTAAATAAACTACTAGTTAAAGCTTCCAATCTTACCCAGGCACCCACGTTAACTTTGCTAACTCCAGAAGGAATAGTAAATCGATCATTATTAACTGCATTATCATGATATCCACCAGTATCATATTCCTCTGAATCCCAAGCTATTACAGCTCCAGCACTATAATTAGCACCAATTTGATCCGCCGCTTTTAATACCTTAGATCCACTAAATGTATAGCCTCCCCCTAATGAATATGTTACTCCGTTAATTCTAACCCTTAAATTATTTGAAGTAGAATTATACCAAATATCTCCATCAGCAGGAGAAGAAGGATCGCCTGCTTGAGATCCAACATTAATACCTGCATTAGTTCCATCGGGATTAAAAGTTTGTTTTACTCCATCTGGAAATGCAATTATTCCTGTATCTCCAATGGTAATTAGACTATCCTGAACAACTATTCCCCCGGTTCCATTCCACCTAACAATTGCATTATCAGTAGATGCACCGGGGCCAGTTACATTAGATGTAACTGATAAAGAATAAGATTCCCAAGTAGTCCCGTTGGATCGTTCAAGAGCTTCAGTATCGGTAGAATAATATAGAGTTCCAGCAACAACAGCAGTAGCTAACGGCCGAGCTGCTGCTAATCCTCTTTGAATTACGTCTTCTAATCTACTAGCCATTTAAGTTAGTCTTTCCCAATAATTGATTGATGGAGGGCCCGGTAGTAAATTCCACATTCCATATCCTAAAGTAACTGAGGGATCATTTGTATCCCTAGAAATATAAATCCCTCTAATTGGAATAGTTTGAAGAGGAATATAAGTCCACATTCCATTAATTCTTATGTAAAATTTGACTGTATCTGTTTCTATAAAGGTATGCCCATCTAGAGCATCACTATCTTTAGTATCGGTAGATAAACCAAAATGAATACATTGATTAACTTGTTGAGCTAAAGTTATTATACTCATTTCAAATGACTTGATAAGTAAAAGTAAAATACATTGGTTGATTAGTTAAATCAGCAGAAATCCATTCCATTTGCGCTCGATTATTAGCAGCATCTCCTAGTATTCCTGCACCCTGTCCTGCAATAGCTGAGGCGAATGCTACTCCTCCAACATCCTCAACTGCTCCGATATTAGATGCTATTGGTAGACTTATACCTAATTGAGTAACAACAGCAGCAGCAGTGGGATCTACATCAACTCTTCCACTAACAGTCACTGTATTACCCACTCTTAAATATTGACATTCATAAGCCGTCGATGCAGTTAAATTAGCAACATTAGCTAAAGTTGGAGTATAAGTTCCACTAATTAAAGTAATAATATATGACTCCCAAGCTGCTCCAGTCGATCGTTCAATAATTCCTTCATCAGTAACATAGTATAAAGTTCCTGGTAATACATCAGTAGCTAATGGCTGATTGGCTCTAGTATCTCTCCTATGAGTATAAGCAGTTTTACGATAATCTTGCGGTGGACTTAATGGCATATTCTAAACCGGAACAAATAGAGCAATTGCTTCGCCACCAGCAAAGATAAAATCAGTCTCATCAACATTACCATCAGTTAATAATGTCCAGTATCCTGCTGCGGTAGGATTAGAATTAATTGTTCGTTGATTAGCAACTGTATCATCAAAAATAATTCCTAATCCTGCTAATAATTGCCTACTATTTGGTAAATCTGCACTTTCATCATCAACTGTAATATAAGTTAAATCGGCAAGTGCTCCTAATAATACATTGATCGTATTGTTAATAGTCGTAATTGAATTATTAATACTGCTAATATCTCCAGTAATATTAGTTATATCTCCTGCTAGCAAATCTCTTGATTGTCTTAAACTGTCAATTAGACCATTAATAGTTTGATAGAGCGCATTGTTCTCAGTTTGAGTTTTAGAGTTTAATAGACTAACCTTTAATCTATTAAAATCCGGCTGAGAATCTCTAATCTTAAATGCCACTATAGATTAACCTGGATAAGACGAATAGAGTTCTTTAGTAAACATGATAACCCTATTAATTCTAAAGTATTCATTAATTGCATCAGTCTTTAATTCTAATGAAACTCGCTGACTCCAAAAATTAGCTAATCTAGTCGGTTGAATTGCTGTAGCAGCGCTCATTGTAATATCAACTAATGCTTGAGAATCTACATCATCAAGAGAATAAAGAGTTAATTCTAAATTACCACTACCAACAACCCTCATTCTAATAGCATTAATATGAGAGATATTCTCTCCTCTACTTCCATTAGGTCTAGTAGTTCCTGCCATTTATTCCCCTATTAACGGAAGTCTAACATAAGGATCAGGAATTTTAACATCTACTGTAGTTCTTTCTTCTGGACTAACCCATAAAGTATCCTGTCTTTTAGCAGGAACAATCCTATAAATTCCTGAGTATTGAGAACTTAATCTGGTATTAGTTACAGTAACTACTACTGTCTCATTTTCAGCTACATCAATATTAGTATTAGGGCTTCCATCACTAACATCATATTCGGTTAGATATAGGGTATTGGGAGTTTCAATAATTGAATATCCTGAACCAGGAGTAATACCACTAAAAATTTGTTGTCCCCCATTAACTAAATTAAATGATCCCGGAGCTAATCCACCTCCAGCCGTAAAAGCAAAAGATTGAGTATCAGTAGAAGGAATTGTTATTTTATTAACAATAATTGTTCCGGTTGTTAATACTGATATTGCACCAATCCAATCAATATTTGAATAAATTAATATCCCAGCTGCTGGATCAGTTCCTGTAATAAGTTCTAAATTTATTAAATCCCCAATAACAAATGTATCTGTTGCAGTACTATCAAAAAATCCAGTAGAGTTTGCAGGAATTGTAACAATATTATTTCCAGTTATTCCATTAGTTCTCCAACTTAAAGTAGAAGGATTATCAATATTATTAGTGCTTACATAAATACATAATGAAATTGCCTGGCCATTAAGGGGAACTTCTGTTTCTACTTCAGCTTCGGTTACAGCAGGCCAATTGGAACCTCCAGGAAGAATATAATTTGTCTGATTTTCCCCAACTGTTCTACCAATTTGACCGCATCCGCCAGTCCATTGATTTGTTATAGAAACTAAATCAATTGCATAGGCATTGAGAGTAGCGGTTCCACTAGTATAAGCAGGACTTTCGGTTACCCAATTTACTAAGTCATTATTAACTAAAGCTTCTGTATTAACAATATCCTCAAACCATCCACTAGTTCCTGCAGGGATAGTTACGACAATACTTGTATCAATTCCATTTTTCTGAAAAGTAACAAAAAAATTGGCATCTGAAGTATTGGAACGTGCTTTAACAGCGGCATTTCTAGCTGTTAATGAAGTGTGAATACAATCTTGAGATCCATCAATTGATACTCTGGGACTAATTTGTCCCCAAAGTGAAGTATATCGAGCAGATCCCGTCGTTACATTATTAAAGGAATAAAGTGAACAGGCTCTTGAAATTGTATCTGCTGCATTATCAGCCGTAAAAATCGCTGATAATCCACTAGTAACTATATTATTAAATTCAAATGCAACGGTAACTATAGTATTAAGTAAATCCCCAGCAGCAACATGATCAGTATTGGTAATATCACTAAAATAACCTGTAGCTCCTGCGGGAATAGTAAATACAGAATTTCCATTAGCTGAGTTAATACGAATTCGAGCAGTCGCAGTTGCAACCGTCATCGAATTTTGATAGACCTGCATCCCGAAATTGGACAGAGTTCCAGGATCCCTAATTAAAAGTTGTGCCCTATCTTCAAAAGGATTAGTAGATTGTCCCCAATTATTTGAACTTAATGTCTGATACGTATTTCCGCCAATAAGAATATTAGTTCCCTGACCATTACCGGATAGCCAAAGAGCAGCCCCCATTAATGTGCCTTAGCCTCCTTATTCTTAGCAGCTTGTTCTTTGTAAATATCTTCAGCAGACATTCCAACATGAACATCACAAACACTTAATATAGAATAAGTCAAAATTCGTTCTTTAACAGGAATATCCAAGTCAATATGAATTCCCAAAATACATTTACAGGTATTCAGACGCCACATTGTCATATGATGTTTCATATTGCCTGCTCCGCTCCAATAACTACAGTATTTGTATTAATCAATGTAATTGTAGTAGTCTCAATATCAAATCTCCACTTTGCCCATTTAATATCCTTAGCATTTAATCCATCATCATAAAATCCAACAAGCATTTTCTTATCAGGCAAAGTCATATAGATAATCTGCTTAAGGGAATCATTTAAGATTTGAATATTCCCAAAATCATTTCTATCTAATGCAAGCCAAAAATCAGCAATCTTCCAAGTTAATTCTGGCCTTGCATACATACCATTAAAGACCATAATACCAGACCAATCGACAATAATTAAATAATCGATGTTTACTCCTCCACTATCTAAAACAGTTGCAACTCCATGAACAGAAGCACCAATACCCAAATCAATAGGAATAACAGCCCAAGTTGAAGGAAGGTCACCATTATCAGCTATTGCATAAGTTCGAGTTTTCTTAAAAGAATAAAAAATATCTCTAAATTCTGAACCATTAGTCAATGGATTTCCATCAAGAGGAACTATAGAGAAACCATCAACTTGATCAAATGCTTCAGGTTCTCCAGGAGAAGAAAATCTAACTACTGAAATATCATCAAAAGATGCCCAGAGCGCCATTCGTCCATTATATGTTCCTAATCCTACCCCTGCTGGAATCTGAGCAAAGTTATCAATTAAGTAACTTGCATCCTCTAATAAATCAGCATCATAAAATGAAACAGTTAATTCAGTAGTTACATTATCCTCAATTGTTCCGTCTGGAATAAAGAAAAATTGATAAGCAAATTGACCTGCTAAATTATTACCATTGAAATTATTAATAGCTTTAGTCGCTACTAAATGCCTTCGTATTATAAAGCCATTAGGTGATACTGGAATTCCTGCTACATCAATAGCTTTATTAAGATTGACAAAAGACTGAACAGCAAAAAACTCAGGGCCAGGTGCAGTAAGATAACCTGTATCGGTTTCATATACTACTCCAATTACATGAAGTCCTAAGTCACAATATCCATCAGTCTCACTATTAGCAGCAGTTATCCCGCCACTAGTAGGATTAGGAAGAACCCCAGGAACGAATGCAGTAATAAGATCAACATCAGCAATATTAAGAATCGTGCTTACATCGACATTACTAGGAATAGTCTTGACTAGATAAAATATGTAACTACTCGTATCAGGATCCCAATCTTCTGGATCAATAGATCGGGTCATCCACATTTTACGTTCAGTTACTCCAGGTTCAGCAGTTACATGAATATTATTAACGATTACTTGTTTATCTCCAGGAGCATATAAGACTGCTCTAATAGTAGGACCGATTCCAATAGAATCATTAACCCCATCACTATAAGTGAATCCAATAACATGAATTCCTTTTCCAACTACTCCATCAATAGTTGAATTGAAAGCAATTAGAGGAATATCATCCTCATCATTCTCTGGAGGATCACCTCCTGCTAATCTAGCAGCAGTTCCATCCCCTCTGTAAACATAGAGAAATTCATCCTCTAATCCTTTTTGGTAATTATATCCATTATCATCAACGAATGTAGTAAAAGGAGTAATATAAGCTCTACCCGCCCATCCCTGAAATCCAAAATCGGTCATTCCAGATATAGATAAAATTGGACCATAAACAGTATTACTGCCATCTAATAAAGCATGCCAAATATTACCATCAGTATCTAATAATAGTAAACTTTCACCTGTTTGCATTATATAATTATAAATTCTTAGAACATTACCCTTAGCAATTAAAGTATCTAATCCATCTCTAGTTTCAAACCCTGATTCAAAATGCTGAACATTTTCACTATCTATAAAATGATCAATAGGGACACTATCAGCATCTCCTCTAATCCAGAGGCCATTGAATTCCTCTAATACAGTTTCTTGATGATCTCTAATCATTTTCTCTTGAATAGTCGCTTAATCAACCAAATAAATAACTGGAGAGGAGTTCCGATATTCATTAACTCCTCTCCAATTCTAAATCAACTAAGCAGGAATACCAAAGTCAATTGCATCGGTAAGATAGTTGACCCAGATATCCGTTGCATTACCAGTATAACCGCCAGCAGGATCAAATCCAGCATTGTCAACACTGAAGAAATTGAATAACACCATATTCCTCAGTCCAGTATTGCCAGTAGCTAGATTAATCGTTTCAGTAGTCATAGCAGAGAAGCTATTATGCTCTATTCTACTATCAACCCATGCACCAATTATTCCATTAACATTAGGAAGAAATCGATTATTCCTAACTGTCCATCGCTGAGGGATTCTAATACCTTGATTAGTAACTCTAATCGCAGCGCCTCCAGCACCCGTCATATCCTCGAATGAGCAGTCTTCAATTAGGACATTTGATGCGCCGCCATAGTCCTCTAGTCCAATAAATCCCCCACCTAATCTACATCCTCTTAATGTTAAATGCGAACCATCAGGATAAGTTGCAGTTTCCTCACAGTGCATCTTGATGCAAGCATCATCAGTAGGACCATTGAAAAAGATATTCTCAAAAGTCCAACCCTGTTCTCTTACTTCAATTAATGGAGTAGTAGCAGCTGGAGAGGTAGGAGCGAGCCAAGTAGCACCGCCGCCAGTAGGAACTCCAGCATTAGTAGCCTGTCGTGGTCTATTAGCAGCGCCTAATACTGTAACATCAAATACTCCTAATGGAGCAATTGCTTGTTCTCTAAGAACTCCTGATAGATAGATTAAATCTCGACTAGCAAGATTAGGAGCTAAATCAGTAAAAGTAGTAAATGATCCTCTAGGCCCACCACCTTGAGGAAATAAATACCATACTTTATTAATCTGGCCAAAACTCCGTAAAGTCGCTACTCGATTTTCCTGTTGGAGTTGCCTCCAGTAACCTAATTGAGTCATCTTATTCTCCAGTCATTTATTGACCAGTTCTTTCTCATAGAAAAAGAACCAGAGATTAGTAAATCGATCGCTGCTTATATGCTGCTCTAAATGGCCTTCGTCTAGTGGAAATAGATTGCCTTCCTTTCGTATTAATTCCTAATGATCTCTCTAATGAAAGAATAGCATAAGCATTCAATTCATCAGATCGCGTTTTATTCTCTCCAATAAAATTAGCTGCAAAAGCTGCCATTCTATTAGTAAGAAAACCCTGAACATTTAATATTGGAATATCCGTCCCGATAGCTCCTATTGCAATTCTGCTTAGAATCGATTTAACATAGTCAATCTTAAGATCAATATCAGTATTAGCTTCTGGTAATCTAATTTCTTGATCGATCCAGGAAAAGACTAGAAATTGACTTATAACTTCTCCATCAATATAATGAGGGAGGAAATCTTTCTTAATTAATGGACTCCAAGCATCTTGGCCCTCTGGACTCTCCCATAATTGTCTAATATCTATTAAATCGCTCGGTAATGCTGGAGTCGTTGCAAATCCAATTACCGTAGTTCCAGTTAGGACATTAAGAGTCGAGCTTACTTCATTAGTTACCGGAACATTATTCAACTCGAATATTTCCTGCAATTCCTGAATCGCCATGTTATAGAATGGCAATAGAACTGTAGGAGTAAAGACAGACGCAGCAGTATCGTTTAATAATGCCGCTGCATCTGCCATCATTACAGTAGGAGTCATATTAGAATAACCGATCTAATCTCTGAAATGATCGCTTTGCATCTGATAATCTACTATAAGTTAGAGTAGATCTACAGAATGCGTTACCATGAGAATCAATTACTTCCCAGGCCCATCGCCCGCTTATTTGATAGTAGTGAACTTTCATAAATTACTTTGCAAAAGTTAGGTTAAGTAGCTTAGCCTTATCAGGATCAACAATAGCCTTGCACGATTGACAAATAGGATAGCCTGGATCTCGTAAATTTCCACAAGCAACACACTTAACTAATGCAACAGATTGAAAATCCTTAATCCAAGGCTTCTCAACTAACCCTAATTCTTGTGCAGCATATCGCATATCATCAGAAATTGAAAAAGAATTACCATTCGTTCGAGCCCAGAGAGAATCAGCTAATCTAACTAATCTCTCATACCAATTTCTCTGAAGTCTATTAGCTAAATCTAACCTAACTTTATAATTCTTCTTAAGATCATCAAGAGTTATCTCTCCAGGAATAAAGAAAATTCCTGGAACTCTTTCACCTGGTGATGCCTCCAGAACAGTATTACAATAATCCTTAACAATAGATTCAGCTACTTGAATCGCTGAGACCGGAATTTCCAATACAGGCGACTTATCATCGAAATCCCTAAACCATGAAGATGGTCCAATAACTACTAATGAAGGCTTATCATAACTTCCAGCAGGAATCTTCCATCTTCCTGGGAATAAAGTATGCTTAACTTCATTTAGTTCTTTATGATAAATTGAAACGATAGTAGATTTATCAAGAGGATTAACTGATCCTCGAATTATCTTACGAGCGAAAGTTGGAAAAGTTGCAGTAGCCATTTCAATTTACCTCATTCTTGTGGTTGACTGGAAGAACCATTTTTTCATAGTTACTTGGCACTACAATGCCCCCATGATATGCCAGTCCATCAGTTATCTTACTTTCATTACCGAATAATTCTTCCTCAAGTTCCTTCAATTTTTCATTTCTAACCTCGAGTGCTATTTTAGGATCTACTAAATCTTCTCTTGGATCTACATACTTTCTTCCGACTGATTTAGCAGATGCAGAATAGACTGTATCAATAATAATTTTAATTGCATTCCAAGCTGGAATTAATGGATTATTATTAGCATCTCTAAAAGTCCAAACAGGCTCATATGAAGTTTTTTCTGTTAAATCCGAATTTACTCCATCAGGAACCTCTAGTAATCTTTCAAGAACATAACATGGAGGATTAATCCATTGTCTATACTTAGGAACTTCTCGAACTTCAGTAACTGATCGAATTAAAAATCCCTCAGAAGTTCTATCCTCAAAAGTCCCATGTCTTTTCTCTAATTCATCATGAGAGAATACAAGGCGCCAGTTAGGTCTATTGTCTAGATAGCGTCCAAATAGACTATCTAATCTAGCATTAATTGTTTCTATTTTCTCGATTATCATTGTCTTAAATTATGCGTTTAATTAAGGATATGCGCATCCCATCCTGATCTACTATGCTACCGTTTGAACATAGTATAAGTTAGTTCTAGGATCATAGTAGAGAGTTACTGGTCTATCAGCAACAGAAGTATAAGCTGCATGAATAGCCGCTACTGTTGCAGATGAAGTTCCTCCAGTATTGAACGCAGTTGCATAAGCTGACGTGAAAATAAACGTCAACTCATGATATCCAGAAACAGGCTTAACAATAGTAGTAATGGAAACTGTTCCAGTTACTCTTGTCAGTTTGCTTACTGGAGTGATTTCAGCAGCAGAGGCTAAAGTAGTCGGTCCCTGCTGTTGATTGATACTCTGAACTGTCGAGAAATTCTGATGATTAAGGTCACTCATAATAATTCTCCTTTTCCTTAATAACCAGAGGGAACTTGCAAGTTATCGATATATGCAGTTCCAGCAGGTGCAGTTACAAACGTCTGCATTCCTACAGTCATGTAGAAAATATCAGCCGCGGCAATTCCACCAGATGCACCACGAATAGGGAAGATATGCCTACCATCAGATCGATAAAATCCAATGGGAAGAATCTCCGCCCTGCCCCAAAGAGAATCAGTAACAAAATCAATTCTTGTCTGATCCCAATTGTAGCTAGTCCTAACCATCGCTCCTGCCATCTGCATGTTATCAAAATACATATTCAGGCTTTCTTCTTTAGCCTGCTTCTGTATAATTGTAACAAGTTGGCCTAATTCTTCATAAGCCTGCTTTTGGCAAGGATGACACCAAGCATTAGGATTGAAGTTATTATCAATACCAATACGATTACCCATTAAGTTAATAGCTAATCGTGGAGATGGTAGTGATAATGCAGCACTGCCTCCATTAACTCGATTTGATCGAATTTCTGGGGTAGTCGAACGTGCAAAGCCTAACCATGTTCCAGTAGAGGCATTACTGTGATGATATGGGATACCATAGAGAGCAGGAAGAGATGCTGGAGCGCTAATGCCATTAGTAACAAGGATATCAGTAGCCACTGCACCTGCAATCGCTGGAGTTACATCAACAGTTTTATTAGCAACATCTAATTCAGTGATAGTTCCAGAACCCCTAAGAGTTGCTAATGTAATATCGAATACTTGAACTGTCTGGCCAAATCGCATTAAGCGAACACCAAATCCATCAGTCGTGCAAGTATAAGTATCAACTCCACCAGCGGTAGCTACTGAAGTAATAGTTCCAATAGCACCAGATCCAGCTTGCATTAACTGAGAATCGATCTGACGACGAATCTCATCTAATGCAGTTGCAGTCATTCTCCTAACTGACTGTTCAACGGCCTTCCTAGAATTATCAGTAGACCATTCAGTAAGCTTAGTATATTCAAGTGCTTCCACCATGAATACACTATTCAATACTGCCTTATCCCAAGTAGGCCCACCACCTCGACCTAAATCACCACCATCAGGATTATAGTATCCGAAAGAACCACCAGGCCGAAGTTCAATAGGAACCCTCATCTGACGGTTAGATATTACTTCAGCCGGTCGCTTCTTGATAGTAGCATAGAACTTATCATCGCGCTCAAATGCCATTGCGACCTTTGGCAAAACGCGCTCAAGTTCAAGTCCTGCTACTTGACTTTCAGTTACAGCCATATTTCATCCCTCATTAATCAGACATAATAAAATCTTTAGTAGTCATATTCTTAGGAATTTCTTTAACATTTCCTCTTGTATTTAATGAGGTTGAGGATGACCTATTTGCTGGAATTGGCCCTTTCCTATCTTTAGAACCATTTTCAACTTTTCCGATTCCCTTTAATGCTTCATTCCTAGCATTTCGGATTATACTAGGAAGCAGTATTTTTGCCTTGCTCAAGTGGGCAGCTTTTATTCTATCCAGTGAGGAGCTGGAATATTTTGCCTCTTTAGCCGATTTCCATAGATTATTCATTATCTTCTTGAAAGAAGAATCCTTATTCAACGCACTTTCAACTTGCTCAAGAGCATCTCGAATAGCATTCTTTTTCACATAAGAAGACATTGAATCTTTAGGATCAATATTAGCATCGATGGTAGATTTAATAGTATTATTAACTCTAGTCTTTAGACTATCAGATGCAGTATTGAATTTTTCCTGTTCAAATTCTTCTCGTTCTTTCTTAATTCCTTCATCTTCCTTATCTTCACTTACTAATTTAGTAGGATTAGTAATCTCTTCTGAACCGAAAATGAATTCATTAATAATCTTAGCCGCAGCTTCTAAGTTCTCATTCTTATTTCGCTTACCTTCACTAGCAGCGCTTACTAGAGAATGCTTAAGAACATTACCGATAATATGAAGTCCAGTATTATTATCAATCTTAGAAATCGTTTGAAGCAGATTATCAGCAATTTTCTTAAAAACTTTAGAATCATTCTTATTAACTGTAGATAATAGAGTCTCTAAATTACCAGAAAAAATATCCTTCTCAAAATTATCTAAAGTCTGTGCCTTTTCAACTGCTTCCTTTGCATCATCAATAGTAGGAAGAATCTCAGAATACTGCTGGGCTTTATAATAAGCCGATTCAAGAGCAGGAAATTCCTTGAAAATTTTAGGATACTTAGCTAGAATTTCCTTCTTCCTAACAGGAACAATGATATCAGTATTAATTTCTTCTTCTTCAATTAACTCAAGTTCTTCTTTTTCTTCATCATCTTCTTCTTTAATTTCAATCTCATCTTCTTCCTTAGTTTTCTCCTCTTCTTTTTCAGTATCCTTAATAACTTCTTCATCCTTCTCTGAAGAAGTTTCATCCACTCCTTCACTTAATAAGTCTAAAATCTCAGCTGACTTATTCTCAACGCTAACACTACTGGACGATTTGTCTACTTCCATCACTTTCTCCTGATTGTGCTGCAACTTGTTTAGTAGGCATCTTCAACTTCTTTTCTGATTTTTCACCAGAACTAGAATCTGAATTACCCTGTGATGACTTAGAACCAGCAGCATTAGCTTGCATAGCCATCATTTGTTCTTGCTCTTGCATCATTCGTTGAGTAATAACAGCAATATGCTCCTTCATATGAAGTAATACATTAAGATAGCCTGGAGGATTCTCAGTCTTAGCTAATCTACCTGCATCAGAAATTAACCATGAACGACAAATACTAGCCTCGACTTCATGATTATCAACATCAGGATCAATTTCTACTGAAGGAACTTGAATTTCAGTAGGCATTCCAGTCATAGGGTCTAATGAAGGCTGAGAAATTGGCTGAGATGCGAGTAATAGTTGAATCTCCTCATACTGCTTTTGTCTATCATCTTCTCCTGGCATTACAAATTCATCAAGACCGAATGCTTCTTTAACAATAGGTAAGTTTTCTGGAGCAGATAGCGCTTCCATTACTCCAGGTAAATTAAGAGTGAATAGTTCCTTAATAATATCCCTTTTCTGCGCCCAAGTAATTGGTAATTGTTCACTAGCCTCTAATGTAACCTCTCCAATTTTACCTTGAAGTTCAGCTTTCCTAATATAAGTATTAAAGAAATTTCCACTTTTATCAGTCTCAACTACTCTCTCATCTTCAGCAACTTCACTAATATAATTAGGAATTACCTTACCAAAAATATCCTTCCACCAGAAGGTAAACATTTTCCAAGTATTCTGCAATCTCTGAAGCGCTTGGGATCTACTCATCGCATATTCAGAAGCAGTTTTAGATCCAGCAGAAGATTCTCCTCCGAAAAGTGATGGGAGCGCTCCTGAAGTGAGCTGACCTAAACCTTGAACCTGTTGTCCAAATGGCATTACTTCTTGACTTAATGTTGCAGTCTTAAGAGTAGTAAATGATTCTCCTATATTCTTATTAGCTGAAACGGGTTTAGTAGGATAAACCGAACCTGGAGTAGCCTCCTGTTGACGATAAGCATCAAAATCTAATACTTGAGGATCAGCAAAGGTTTGAGGAATTCCCTGCTCAATAGTCTGAAGAGTAAGAGATAGAAGATCATTAGTAATATCTTGAATGCTTACTAGAAGTAAACCGAGAGGATCAAATTGAATATAGTCACTTAATGGATTTACTAATAAAGTCCAACAATCATCTAAGTCTTCTTCTTCACATTCAGCATAGACATCATTGATAAATACTACTTTAACTCCCTTGCTAAATCTTTTCTTTAAATCATCAGTTTCTCTTTCATCTTTCAATACATTAAAAGCTGATGGCCTAAACCACCAATTTCTAACTGTTACCATGTCTTGAGGAAATTCTCCATTATATTGAGTGGAGAGTCTTCCCCATCTTTCATATGAATCATATCCTCCAGAACTAGGCTGGACTGTTGGGCCTAATTTATCTCTTAAATGAGGATAGCGCTCGATAACATTAGAATAATGAGTTTCATAGGAATAGCACAAGTAAGGCATATCCTCTTGCCTTCTTGCATAAGTTGGAGTCTTGACGAATAGTCCTCCATAAACTTCAATGAATTGCCGTGATTTAGGATTCTCTGTTACCCCTACTAGTGAACTTACGATAATTGAGGATTTTTCAATACTTGGATCTAGAATACTCCCACATTCGGGGCATTCTTTTTCCTCTATCATTCCAAGTTCGTTAACTGGATTATTCTCAATTACTTCATTCTCAATCTTATTATTACAAGTAGGACAATAATAACCGTTTACTTCTTCATCTTTATATTCGGGAGATTCGTAAGTTCCAAATTTTTTATCTTCTTTAGTATAATTATAAGCAAAAACTAATCCTTCAGTGCAGTAAATATAAAGAGCTTGAAGCCAAAGAAGTGGAGCATTATTATGCTTAGAGACTAATTCATAAATCTTATTACCTGCCTTAGCGGTGCTAATATCAAGAGGATTATCAGCATCATCAGGAATACATCTAACGGACGGAAGATTAATAGAAAGCGCTGCAATAATTGATTCTAGATAAGCTCTGAATACATTAACAGGCTTATCATAATAAGCAGCATCGTTAGTATCAGACTGAGCTGCTGCATCATCCCAGACTCTCCAATCTCCTGAAGAAGTGTCCCACCAAACTCGCTGAAATCCATTCCAATATAATTTTAGCTTTTTATAAAGTCTAATCTGTCTTTCACGAACAGACTGATCTTCTCTATCGAATGAATCGATGATAGTCTTTAATTGCCGTTGAATTTCTTCCGGAACTTCTTTCAATTTTCTTTAATCTCTAATTCTTCTTCTAGTTTATGAGTAAGTAATTCCTGTTCCTTAATAATCCTAGCATTCTCAATCGATTCGTTTTCCAGTAAAGACTTTCTCATTCTCCAAGGTAAAGTCTTAGGAATAATAGGAGCAATTACTCTAGGATTAGATTGAATAGTTTCAGGTTTGACAAAATCTATGATTGTATTTAATAATCTTTCTCTTTCTTCATTAGCAAGCTTAAGCTGAATAGTTAAAGTCTCACATGACTTACAATCATTAAGACCAAAGTAATGATAAATTAATCTAAACATGCCTTCTCCTCAATGCACTTCTTCTAACTACTCCAAATGTTTTATTCTTCTCTTCTAACTTTTCCATTTGCATATAGAATGAAGTTTGATCTTGAGTCTGATTAAGTTTCTGAACTGCCTCATTTATTTTTTGTAGATGAACAAGTTCAGTATTCATCCCATTCATATATTGATTAGCTGCTCTACATAGATAATTAAGATTATCAATAGGATCATCCCCAACGAATTCTTTAATATCTTCAGGATTCTTCTCATCATGAACTACCACTGGAATAGTATCAATAACAATCTGACAAGTATTAAAAAATTGAATTCTTGGTAAATTATCCTGTTTAGGCTCATCAAGAAATGAACTCTTATATCTAGCTAATCCTTCCATTCCATGAAGCCTGAAAATAAGATTAGCCTTATCTAAATCATAGAATTCTTCTCTCGATCTTAATAGAGTCTTCTGCTCCCATCGCATAAAATCATGAATTAATTGAAGTCCAGCAATTCGAGATCCTGGATTATTCTGAGAACTTGTTGGAATAATTCCTGAATATCTCTTAAATTGTTCTGCAATAGTCTCCAATCCTCTATCCTGCCAAGCAGAACCGCACATAATACAATGAATTATGGATTCATCCCTCGAAAGTTCTCTAATCTCTGAAGCCCAATAAGGAAGGTCTTTTCCCAACCAACCTCTTTCTCTGTAAACGTAGAGTCGATTATCAGGGGAAATAGCTGCCCACATGGCGTGACACATTGCTCGCTTTCCCCAATCGATACTAAGGATTCTAGGCCACCATTCCGGAACTGTGAAAGGTTCAATAACATGAAGTGCATTTTCAGGTTCCCCAGGGAATCGAAAAGAACGGAATTCTGGAAACACTGATCCTTCAAAAGCGTGCCAGTCTCCATATTTTTTAGCTTTCTTTTCATTTTCAGGAAGCATTTCTAGCTTCATTAAATATTGAGGATCGTAAGACATTCCATAAGGATTATCTTGAGGAAGACAAGGAATATAAGTTCGTAAAAGACCCGTATGTTTATCCTTTAGAATCTTATAACCTTCTTCACAAGGCTTAACAAATCTATTATAAACAAAAGATTGACCTACTCCACCAGGATTAGTTCCACTTCTAGCAATCGCAATATTAAATCCCGAAGATGGCCTAACTCTAGAGCCTACCATATAAATATACATTTGCTCTTCAAAGTGAGTTAATTCATCGAAGGCGCAATAATTATACTGGGCTGTGTCATACTGTCTTTTAACATCAGCCATATGTTGAATATGACCGAAGTCAAGATAAGTCCCATACTCTTCCCAATGCCAGCTATGCTTAGTCTGATTATACTTAGCTCCTGTAAGAGGATAGTATTCATGACTTAATCTAATTACTTCCCTTTCAAGGTCCGGGAAATTTCTTCTAAGAAGGATTCCTTTGAATCCCCTGAATTTATAGAATCCTCTAATAAGGGGATAAAGCGTGAGTAAGAATGATTTCCCCCCATATGCCGCACCTCCATATAATGCTTCAAATACAGAATCTGGAATTGATAGAAAATCATTTTGTCGATCATGGGGTTTGATTTCTTTGATAAAATCATTCCCAGGATCTCCCATCTGAATATTCATTAAGAATTAGGTAATACTGTTACTGGTTCTTTAGTAATTAGTCTAAGAACAATATTAATTCCGTTTACAATTAGTATAGCCGTTCCAGCAGGAAGCGGAATAACTTGCATTAATTCTGCTGCCGCCGTTAGAATGTTAAACCAGAATACCTTCGACTTGATAATATTCTTTCCCATTTTCTTCTGTCCTTCTTCTATGATTGTGAATAGTTTCTGAAATCGCTTGATTATCTTAATCGTTCGAATAAAATTCATCTCATTAACTTCGAACTACCGTAACCGAGAATAGTCATAAGCAATGTAGTTCTTCCTTCGCCTGTTAGATTAAATTCTTCTGCTCCAGTCCAAATTGCACTTCCTGCAACTAAAGCAAAGATTAAAAAACGCATGCATTCTTTCAATCCTGATTTAATTTCTCTATCAGTCTCAGTAGAACCTAACCAATGGAAGAATCTCCTTAGAAGTCTCATTCCATTTTATCCATTTTATGAAGCATTACTTCAATTAATTTTGTATTATAAGTGATTGAAACTGAATTCTCTTTAACAACTTGCATTAATTGTTCGGATTGATTCTTCCATAAACTAGTATACATTGCAACATCTTTCCTATAAAACATAAACATCAGAGCAGCGATAGATCCACCAACTCCTAAAGTAGAAAGATATTTTATGAATTCAGTATCCATTCTATTCTAGCTTATTAAGAAATAGTTACCGTTGCATTAGCACCATCAATTGTATAAGTAACTGTTCCTATTGAAGCATAATCAAAATCGATAATCCGGCCATTAGAGACAATACGAATTATTGATTTATCGATTAAGAATTCAACAGAAGTTACATTACCATAGACTACTGAAGTCGATTGAATTGCCGGTCCTGTATCAGAAGTTACTGTTGCTGTTGATGGCATTTTGTTTTATCCTATTTTATTTATCGTGGGAATGGTATTACTCCTCCATACCCGAGAATATCTTGTAGCACCTCACCGCCGGGCACTGATGTTGCTTGCGTAGCCCCAATATCCCATGTTCCAGACCATAGAGTAGCATCAAAATCATCATCAAAGGGGAAGACCGCGTCACCTGAGAGATCCGCGCCAAAGTCCTGCGCTCCTGCATCACTCGGTGAAAGATGATATCCATCAGCTTCAAAAGTAAAAGTCTGGCTAATACGACTACTTGTTCCTGGCGCTGTAGTATCTGAGGAAGCATTATTATTTGCAGTCCCCCAGGTGCCCGCGAAATCGGCCGTGGTATTGGCGCTGCCTAAACAATTCTTCGCCTCGGGTGTGGTGCTCGTGACATTGAATCCGGTCGCGTTCCCGATGGCCGTACAGTTGTACGCGAAATTACCCGTGTTGGCTCCAAAATTGAAACCGTTGCTCTTGCAATCACGAATCACGCAATCGATCGCCCCCGACGGGCCGCCGGCGACGTTATAGCCCGTCCCCAACCCCGTGCCAGCATTCGTGATGTCCTTGATTAACAGCCCAATCGTGTGCCCGGCGCTGTTCTGCCGGATCCCATAGAGTGAGCCCGTAGAATTCCCACCAGACCGAGAGACTGTGAAGGTGCCGCCACTCTCGTGAGATTGAAAGACGGTGTTGTTTTCGAAGCCGGCCAACACCTGGGTGATCGTCGCATGGGTATAAGCTAGTTCAAATGCCTCTCCCGGAGCATTTTCTATAATTCGGAAATAACTTGTAGAAGTCGTCGCGTCGGCTACGGCGATGTTACCCTGATTATAACTTGCTGAATCTGCATACCCTTGGAGGACGTAACTAGTTGTAGTCGCAACTAAATTAACATCTGTCGCCGATTCCCATACCGAGATACTTGTATAATCCCGGCCAGCATTTCCAAAACTGTTGGTAGTTTCGTTTGTGCCGGTTCTACGTGCGCTAGCCATATTATAATTCTACTGCTGGCCCATGATCAATTAGCAGATCATCAATACGAATACTATGAGACTTCCAGCGTGCTTTTTTCTGTTCAATTGTTTCACTAGTTTCAACATACTGTCTTGGAATCCCATTGACAATAGTAGAAGTTACTTTTGTCCAAAAAGGCACTCGTCGGGATATACCTGTCCGTGAGTCAGTATCAAGTATAGGTTGGTAATATTCACGTGGATCTCGTGCGCGAACTATATTAAATCCTGGAATCACTGTTGCAATTGCCAAAAGGGGAATCTGATAGCGTCGCTTTCGTCCATTCCCGGGCTCATCAAGTCTTCCTGCAAGTTCTTCATCAACATCTGCGCGAATCCAAAGAATATCATAACCTTCTAATAGTCCTATATAGTCAGCACATGGACGCTCGCCTCGAATATCACCCTCTTGACAGCGTGGATGGGGGTAGGAAACCGTAGCGATTGCAAGATCAACTATCATTCTACCCATATCATAATTAGCTTTCAATCGTAAAGTAACTCACGATTACCTTAATAGATCCAGTAGTTGGCACTTCATTAGTAATTCTCAACTCTTCCCCATCTCCCCCAATTCCAATAATACCTGCACCATTACCTAAAACTATTCCAGAACCAGCAGCAATTCCAGGATGTGATAATACCATACCAGTTATACTAGCTCCATCTGCTGGCTCTGCTGGAACAGTAGAAGTTCCAAAACCAATTCTAACTCCAACATCAACTGTATTAGCTTTATCCGCTGCTACAGCAATCATCGTAATTACATATTTAGTTCCTGCACCAATTGCACCTAATATATCATCATTTGTTTGTGCGGTAGTTGCACGGTATTCAGCTGTAATAATATTTGGATGACCACCAATGACAAATGGAATACCAGCACGATTTGAATATACATTAGTTCTATCAGCCGCAGCTACAGCAGTAGGATTAGTTCCATGTGCTATAGCTATAGCACCAATTTTAATTGGGTTTCCTGCATCTCCTGTATCATGAGCAATATTACCTTGAACCTGTTGGGCACTAGCTCCAACCCCCTCAATTGCGGTTTCAATTGCTGCTAAATGAACAACTGCTGGATCATCACTTGCTAATGTTGTTCTTTGTGTTGTAGTTCCTACAGCACCGGCGCCTGCTGCTACTCCAGCTTGCCCTACAATTGGATTAACTTTAGCTCTATCTGATTCATCCCAATCATCTAGAATTTGTAATGCCGTTGTAATTGCAGCTAAATTTCCACCAGTTTCAATCGCCGCATTAGAAGGTAATGGTAATGATGCTGCTGAAATTGGAACTGTTCCACTTATTGCTACCGTTGATCCACTTACATCGATCTTATCTGTGGCGAATACTAAATCTCTAATGTCTAAATTAGTAGCTGAAACTGGTTGAGTAACTCCCGATCCATCAACAGGTAATCTACCAGCAACGGGAGTATACTGATCTAAACTAGCAACATCAACTTTTCCTAAATCCCTAGTTGGATCATCAGTAACATCAACGGATGATCCTGAAATATCGACTTTATCTGTTGCAAAAGCAAGATCCCTAATATCTAAATCAGTAGCCGATACAGGTTGAGTAGCTTGGAAAAATATTCCTGTTACACCAACTCCAGAACTACCACTTGCATCGACTTTATCCGTAATGAATGTCAGATCTCTGATATCTAGATTAGTTGCATCAACTGTAACCGGCTCAGTAACACTAACTGTTCCACTAACCGGAACTGGAGTAGCTCTTAGCTCTACATCTGTTAATGGTCCACTAACTGGAATTGCTGATTGATCCGATGCTACTACTACAGGAAAACTAGCCGTCATCACCTTCTGACCTAATGAAACTGGCATTCTCTCAAATGCCCATTTTATTAAGCCTCTTAACTTAGATGATAATGTCCCAGTAGCATCCGTTATTACTACAGCATCAGTAGTAGATCCAGCATTAACATCAGCGCCATCAGCTACAGTAACCGCACCTCCGCCTCCGCCCCCACCTCCTACATCATCAACTTGTGTTACACCATCTATCTTTAGGGTCATTATGCAGAGATTCTAACCCTAGATGGTAGTGAAGCAGGAATAATCTTATTAATCTCTTCATCTAATGTAGCTCTTAATTCAAGAGCCTTATTAACAGCATTATTATAATCAGTAGTTGCTTTACTCTGTGCAGTTATTGCATTATCTAATGCTGTCTTTTTAGCTTGAACATCATCAAGCGACTTGTAGAGACTAGAAGATAACTCAGATATCAAAGGCATTTATTTTCTCCTAACCATTTGCTACAGCCCAAACACTAACTGTTCCACCAACAATTGCAGTGCTAATTCTAGCTCTTAATACAAAAGAAGCACCAGATATACTAACCTTACTAGCTTTACTAGCAGCAGACCATGAAATAGCTGAGCCTTCCGCCGCCCATACTCCAGAATATCCCGATAAATGAGCAGATTCTATCTGAACCGCTCCTGCTGATGTTCCAGCGCTAAAGACTATATAAAAAGAAATCTCATTAACACTACCAAGTTCAGTTATTTTAATCTCTTCTGATAGAGTTTCATCAGCAGATTGAGCATCTAGTATTAATTTGAAAAATCTAAATCTCATTATCTTTCCTTTATGGAATAATCTTAAGTCCTTGAGGAGGAAGAACTACTGCATAGCTAAACGAAACTACATTAGACTTAGCAGACTCTACCGATCCACTACTAGCTGTTAATGATAGTGTGTAAGATCCGGGAGTTAATGCGGGTAGTAAACTAGAGCAAGTGAATGGAGAAACTGTTCCAGAACAAGTAACTGTGGTAAATGCTATTCCAACCGTAGAAGTATTAATATAATACTTATAAGTATAACCCTGAGCAGTAGCTAGATTAGTTGATTCTTGAGTCCATTCTGCTCTTGATCCTATTGTAGCTTGAGCTATTGATAATGAAGGTAATCCTATTAAAACTGCGAGTATTAGTGATAATTTCCTAAACATCAATTACCTCATATGATTCCAGTTTCTTTTGATTAGGAGCATGAAGATGGAGATGGACATTATTTCCATTCGATCTATTCATCCCGCTTACTCTTTCTACAATTCCTGCCATTTGTGATGCAGCACGGGCAATATCAACTTGCTTCTCAATTCCGCTAGGATTGAATAAATCCAAAGTATCCATTAATTTCGCGATCGCCTTATCAGCAATATTATGCTTAAATGCTAGAATCTCATTTCTAGTCTCTTCTTTAACATCCATTCCATTACTATATTTACTTAAGCTAGACTCAATAATACCATGAATCGACTTTGCATTACTCGGACCTAATTGAATCGCATCAATCGCAGCGATTTCTTTTGTTAGTTCATCATGCCCTTCAAAACGTTTTCCAACTTGACTATTAATGACAGTTCCATTATCTTTCGACGGACTAATAATGTCATGAATCAGAATCTCTTCAACTTCTGAATCGTTAATTACAATTTCCATATTACCTTTTATTAATACAGGGTGAAGATTCAGTTCTCCTACACCTTAGACAACCTAAGTCTAGCACGTCTCGAACTGAATGTCAATGGGGTCTGAAGTTTCAGACTGGACTAATAAGAAGAATGAACTAATAGAATGAACTAATTAATAGGATTAGTTAAATTATGGGACCCTTTTATCATAGTGTCCTATTTTCAGGACAGTCCTTGACTTGCCTAACATGGGTAGTATAGAGTCCCCTAGAACCTCCTAGAATGCCCCAGGACAAGACTTCCCTCCTCCTCCCTCACTCGTCTACCTGCTCCTAGATCAAAGGCCCTTCAATCTTCACCCTGTAGTTAACAAATTTATTTAACTGATAATACATTAGATGGGACCCTATTTCTAACTAGTTAATTATGAGACTCTATTATACTATTTAGCTAAAATCTGTTGATGATCATCACCTTCTCCCCGATGCAGCGGAGTCCCTTTCTACAGAGGGTATATACCCCCCATTGATGTATATCATAAGTGATGTATATCATAAGTCATTAGAGTTTAGCTAAGCCAGACTAATCTCAGATTATCAGAACATAGTCAACTTAGGCGCTTGACTTAAATACTAGATATGGTAGTCAAGAGATTGACGGTGCTAGGAATAGATGGCACGAGGAATGCTACTGTAATGTAGTGGAAAGTAGAGGGACTCTAATGAGAACATTAGAACAGCTTGCCCAGCATGCGATAAGCTTAATCACCGCATGTGAGGCAGACGGCATAAAGGTTACAGACGGAAACGTAGTTGATCTGATAGCAGACAATACAGGTGATGCAGAGCTGGCAGATATTCGGCGGGCGCTGATTATTGCTGGCTACTCTGTCCGATTTCCTCTAGCAACTAAACAACGGTAACAATCAATTCGCCGTGGCACGTTCGGAGGAACTAATCATGTGTCGAGTGAGGTAACAGAATATGAAACTTCCATCCGCGTCTACGCCCAACACTTCCACACTGTGACTTGTGCGAAGCGATTGAGAGACTATATAGAATAACCGCTTGCACACTAGAGGGGGAAATCTTAGATACAAAGAAAGTATGCAGAGAATGTTTACAAGTGGTTGGTGAATATCTCGTATTAGGAGCGGAGAAGAAATGACAAAATTCAAAGCCTGCCCCATCTGCTACTATCGCTACTCCACAAAGCGCTCGCACTGTCCCACTTGTGGAGCGAAGGAACTAGAGAACGGATC